AGGACTGATTGTTTAAATCCTCCTCTTGACCCTTCTTATAAAACGAAGCTTCTGTAGAAGGTGCATCTCCTGTATAGACAGTTCCTTGTTCTTCTTCTGTTTCCCATTTTTCCATTTGTGATAACAATTCTTTGGCAAATTCTTTTCTTCCGTTCAGGTAGTAATCACTAAACAGAGCATCTTCCTGTCCTACAGTGCTAGGATCGGTGTTGTCTACCACTTCCTGTAGATAGTCCTTGACTTTCTGTACTAGCTGATTAGCTAAATCATCTGGATTACCTCTCATCAGGCCTTCCTCTTCTGTTCGGTTATATGTACAGAACCATTCTTTATCTTAACGTCTATTCTTTTTCCCTTACTTAAATAGTGGCCAATTCTTTCGTTCATCTTAATCATATCCTGTTCAGTCTGTACAGCAATGACTTCATGTATTTTAGTTCTTTTCATAGTGTTCTCCTTTTCTACAATAATCCTTTCACAATTATAAAACATTGTCAACCCCTTAGACAAAAAAAAAGAGAGCAATGGGAATTAACTCTCTTTTCTCTTATTTATTATGTACAGGTAACTTATCGGAAAGTAGCTACCTTTCAAGGATATTATTTAATTGACAATCCTTATCTTTCATCAACCCTGTACAAAGTCTTTTTACAAAGAAACTGGTATACTCCTTTCAGTATCTTCCGACAAGGGTGTTTCTCCGTACTCTCCTTCTTCTAGTCGGTAGTGATAGACACCACCTAGCCACTTGCCAATGACATTTCTTCTACCGTAGCTTTGTTTTCGTAAAGACCTTATCCCTGCTGACGTTCCAGTTTCAAGGTAACCGATTGTTTTTGCCACACCTTGTACAGTGTGCCATCTTCTATCAGACATAACATCAAGTATTAGTGGGATCATTCCCTTTCTTCTATGGTAAACTTTTTTTTCCTGTACATCTTCAGTCATCATTATCATTTCCTTCCCAAGCACTGGGGTCATCTGATCTAACTAAATCTTTGTAATAGGCTCGTATAACATCTCCTTTACTTTCTCCGTACTCTATAGTTTGACTTTGGTGCATTAGATTAGACTCTTCCACTACAGTATCATAGGCTTTATCAAGTTTGCTAATATCAGAATAGGTAAGATGGTCTACTCCACTATCTTGTATGTCTGATACAATAGACTTTACTCGGTTGACAAGTTCTAACTGAGCATCTGTAATAATAGGCACTTCTAACTTTTTGTTTTTGGCCATGTCTTCCTCCGCTTTTATTTTTAACTCAGTCTCTAACCAAGTAATGAATTTACCCTCTGACATAATGTTCTCCTTGTCAAGTTATTTATTTTATATCTACCAAAGAGTAGATGTTTCCTGTATTGCCAACAAACCTTTTTATAAGTTTATTGCCACATTTTATCTCTACAAGAGTATTAAGATTTATGTTCCTATACCCACCACTTGCCATATCAAATACTGTTAAGTACCGAATATGGTCGTTGACATTAATGCCACCCTTGAGGTGTTTCTTAACTCCCAGTTTACAATTCATCTCTCTAACCTCGCCATTCTTTTTGACAAACTTAGCTTTAAATATTTTCTGCCCTACAGTGCGTTTAATTACTGGAGTTACCAGTGCTTCAGTGTATAGTGTCATCTTCGTTCTCCTCCTCCTCGTTAAATTCAATGGCCAATGTCATGTACAGACCAGCTAATGTATTTATTATTACTCCTACCATATCAACCTTAGATATTCCTAGTAACACATATTTATTGTATAATTCAAGTAACTCTTTAATAAACCCTTCAGTTACCTTTATATTAGGTTCTTCCATATATGTTTCCTTATAAGTTTAATTATAAGTAGGCCTTACAAAATTTCCTGTCAAGTACTTTTTTTTATATTGACATAGTTTTTACAAAAAGGTACTAGTAATGGAGAGAAGGAGAATACTATGGTTGGAGAAACTGATGTTGCTACATTTGTTAAGGCACTATCTATACCCACTGATGAAACTTACAGAGGCAGTTGCCCTGTTTGTCATCATCAAAATACTTTCAATGTTACTAATAGTTCTGGCAGGTTGCTGTATAATTGCTACCATGCTGACTGTTCAGTTGGGGGTACTACAAAAACAGGCGATCTTATTCAAACATCGTCTAGGTCAAAAAATCAAACACCTCAGAAGATAGATCTTTCTGTATATAATAAACAGTGGGTAGGACTAGACCGCAGTCAAAGAGTCGTTGACTACCTAAAGTCTGTACAAGCTTACCATGCTTACAAGAATAGATTTGCTGACATTCGCTACGATGTTAAGGAGGACAGGTGTGTCTTTCTTGTATACAAAGACAAGACATTGGTAGATGCGGTTGGTAGATCGCTGACAAATTCTAAACCAAAATGGAAAAGGTACGCATCGTCTCGTGTGCCGTTTGTGACAAAAAACCAAAGTGACAATCTTGTAATTGTAGAGGACTGTGCTTCGGCTTGTGCATTGACATTTGCTAATGTACAGGGAATGGCTCTTATGGGTACAAGTTTGTTGACAGAGTATTTAAAATATATTAAGCATTATAGCCGAGTTACCATTGCACTAGATAAAGATGCTTCAAAAAAGGCAATGAAAATGGTACATGAACTGTCTATCCATGTACAGACAAAGTTAGTGTTACTAGACAGAGACATAAAAAGGTGGAGTACAGAACAAATAAGGGAGAAGTTTAATGTCACTTGAGAAACAAATATTATCAGCATGTTTATCCAATGAGTTTTATAAAGATACTGCGGAGGTTGTATCTAAAGAAATGTTTGCCAATGGTGTGGGGACAATTTTTGACACCATCAGTTTTGCCCAACAGAAGTACGAGAGTGATTTAGATGTCAATACCCTGATACAGCTACACAGGAATAAGTATCCTGCACTGCCAGAGTCATCAAGAGAACCCATAGAAGATGTTATACGAGAGCTTGGTAAGTTCATGCCAAGTAGCAAAATCATACTAAAAGATTTAATCATTGACTTCTGGAAGAAAGATAAGGCTCACAAGATTAGTGATCTATCGGCTGACATTTGGTTAGGCAACAGTGACGACTTTACTTCATTGAGAACTTTGGTTGACACGGCTATAGATAATACACCTGAAGAGGAAGGAAACTATCAAGAAGTGAAAGATGATGTAAAGGATTATGTAGAGGGGTGGGATCAAGGGTTTGAATTTAAGTTTGAGTTACAATCTTTGGCTGACAGAATAAGCGGTGCAGGTAGAGGAAACTTAGGGATTATATTTGCTAGGCCAGAGACAGGAAAGACAACCTTCTGTACATACTTAGTTGCAGAGTACATTAAGCAGGGATTTAAGGTGGCATACTTTGCTAACGAAGAACCCGGAAGGTTAGTCAAAGGTAGAGTATTCTCTGCGTACCTTAAACGATCCATTGATGAGATGAAAACAAACTTAGAAGACTCTATGGATGTATACAAGAAAGAGATAGAACCTAACTTTAAATTGTTAGAGGGTAGAGGCATTACTTTATTAGAGATTGAGAAATTTATTGACATTCATAAACCTGATGTGGTAATGGTGGATCAGCTAGATAAGGTGGCTATCAGTGGTAACTTTGCCAGAACGGATGAAAAGCTAAAAGCTCTGTACGAGGGGGCAAGAACAATGGCTAAGAAACAACAGGTTTTACTCTGGTCAGTATCACAAGCATCTTATGATGCACAAGGTAGACAAGAGGTAGATTTTAGTATGTTGGAAAATAGTAGGACAGGAAAGGCAGCGGAGGCTGACATTATTATAGGTATAGGAAAGAACTATGGTGAGGAAGAGGATTACATACGACATCTTTGTGTATCTAAAAATAAACTTAATGGGTGGCATGGTACAGTAACCTGCTCCATTGACATATACAGAGCGAGGTATGAATTGTGATATTAAAAGCCGATGGGTTTGATGGTGCAATACTAGGTTTAGGTAGAAGGTGTGGACAGCCAGATCTGTTAGTTTACGATGCTGACAAATGTGTAGCCATACTTATGAAAGACGGAATGACAGACGAAGAAGCTATGGAATACTTTGAGTACAACGTGGTAGGATCATGGATGGGTGAAGGAACACCTATCTTTCTGTACAGAGGATTGGAGGATATAGAGTTATGAAAAAAAGAATACATGTAAATCAACACGTTATAAGAAGCAACAAAAAGAACAATGAGAATAAACCTGTACTAACTATTAAAACTTATCAAGACAATACCTATGGTCACGAAGTAAATATATTAGGAAACAGCAAAGTTGTGTACAGGCCAGATAAACCCCTGTCTTGTGGGGCAAAAGTATGGATAGAAACGGATGCGGAAGTGGTGGTGAAATGATAGTAACAAAATATTGTGCGGGTATAATGAAAGTGACAGTGCTTGACATAGAAACAACATATAAAAAAGATGATGCAGGTAAGCTAGACCTTGATCCTTATACAGGAAACATGTTAGTGTCTGTGGGGTACAGTGCTGTAGGTTCTGATATAATAGCTCCCTTTACAGAGAAAAAGATTTATCGCCCTGACAGTGAGGGGTATCTCTGCTTCACTCACACAGAAAAAGAACCAACAGAGAATGGTTTTGCTATACTGCAAAAAGTTTTAGATGAGACTGACATATTGGTAGGACACAACATCAAGTTTGACCTCAAGTGGTTACTTGCTTGTAACTTTACCTATACAGGGAAACTATACGACACGATGATAGCTGAGTATGTTATACACGGTGGAGATAAAGTTGCTCTGTCTTTATCTGAGTCAGCCAAGAGGTATGATTTAGATGAGAAACGTACCGACTTAACTGCACAGTACATGAAAGATGGTGTATCTTTTGACTACATTCCTTGGGATATTGTAGAGGAGTATGGCAGGGCTGATGTGGAAGTTACAAAACAATTGTACACTGCACAGCAACAGGCAGTAAAAGATGGCCTTGCACCTACTGTAAGTTTAATGAATGAGATGTGTCAGGTTCTTACCGAGATGGAAAACACCGGTATGAAAGTCAGTGTGAAAGCACTCACAGATATTAGAGAACAATATGGTAATGAATACAATGAGTTACATGAGTTTCTTGAGAGAGAAGTTAAACGTACAATGGGAGATACTCCTGTAAATTTAGACAGCCCAGAGGATAGGTCTAAAGTCTTGTACAGCAGAGGTGTAACAGATAAAAAATATTGGGCGAGTACATTCAATTTAGGCTATGAGCAATACGGCAGTACAAAGAGAAAGAAAAGACTGCGTAAACATAGCAAAGATGATTTTATTAAAAAGGTAAGAACTTATACAAAGGTACTACCCCACACCGAGTCCCACCAATGTGGTTCTTGTAGAGGGAGAGGATACTTCAACCCCCTTAAAAAAGATGGCACGGTGGGTAAAGCTAAAAGAATTTGTAAGACTTGCAATGCTGATGGTGTAGTGTTTAAATCTACAGGACAGGTGGGTGGATTCAAACTTGTACCTAGAGATGCTTATGATGTTAGTACACATGGATTTAAAACAGACCGACCAACTTTAGAGAGCCTAGCTATGTCTGCTAACGATGAGCAAAAGAAATTTATCAGTGCCTATATAAAGTACAATGCCATAGGTACTTATCTGAGAACATTTGTGGATGGTATAGAGAGGGGTTTAGATAGTAAAGGATTTATACACCCACACTATATGCAATGTGTTACGGCTACAGGAAGACTATCATCTCGTAATCCAAACTTTCAGAACATGCCAAGAGGTACAACCTTTCCTGTAAGGGCTTGTGTAATATCTCGTTGGGAAGGTGGAAAGATATTGGAGGGAGATTACAGTCAGCTAGAATTTAGAGTGGCAGGGTTTCTTGCACAGGACAAACAGGTATATGCTGATGTGCGAAAAGGTTTTGATGTGCATACCTTTTCTGCTGAGGCTTTAGGAGTTACTAGACAAGAAGCAAAAGCACACACATTTAAACCCCTATACGGAGGTACTTATGGAACCGAAAAAGAAGTTGCGTACTACGATCTTTTCAAGGCCAGATATTCAGATGTTGCTAAATGGCACATCTCTCTACAAGACGAAGCAATTAAGACAAAAAAGATCACCCTTCCTTCTGGTAGGATTTATCATTTTCCTCACGTTCGTAGGAACTTTTACGGTGGTTCTACACATGCTACCGCCATAAAGAATTATCCTGTACAGGGATTTGCTACTGCAGACTTGCTCCCGCTTGCTCTTATAAACTTACGAAAAGTTTTGTTTGACAACGACATGCAGTCTGTAGTATGTAATACAGTACATGATTCAATTGTCCTTGATGTCTTTCCACAAGAGGAAAGTAAGGCGATTGAAATTTTAGCGGAGTCTATGTTGAGTATAAAATCTGAAGCTAAGAAACGATACAATGTTGACTATGACATGCCTGTTGGTATTGAATTGAAAATTGGTAAAGATTGGCTTGATATGGATGAAGTTTTAACAATCTAAACTAAAGGAGAAATTATAATGTCAAACGATGTTGTAACGAATAAAGCAAATGTAGCACCTTCACTGAAAGATATGTCAGTGGCAGAACTTGCTACACTCACCGGTCAAGAAGTAAGTAACAACGAAGGCCAGAGTCTTCCTCGCCTAGCCATAAACCATGCAGAAGAGGACAACGATGGTAAAACTATTCCACGAGGACAGTTTTCTTTAAAACTCCCGGATGGGGTAACTGCCTATGCAAAAGAAGCCCACCTAAGAATATTCTACAGGCTATTTACTTATAGTAGGTGGGATGTAGAGCAGGGTTCTTTTGGTTGCCAAACTATACAGACTACAAGTCTTGGTGCTGACTTCTACGATACAGAAGGTAATATGCGTTGTGGCAGACTCACTAAAGATGAAGCATCTGGCCTTGCTAAGGATAGTCCAGAGATGAATTTACACAAGAGTGTGAAGTGTAACCAGATCCTGTACAACACAGTACAGCTAGTTGATCCTGTAGATGCTGATGGTCATAAGGTAGTGATGCCTGATGAAGTTCCATCTGTTTGGTACATCCGTGGTTCCAGTTTCATACCTGTAAGTGATCACATTAAAATGATTGCTAGACAGAAACAAATCATGTGTACTGTTGTGAACAAAGCAACTACAGCTAGAAGAAAAATGGCTGGCAACTCTTACTATGTTCCTGTAATGGCTACACTTAAAACTGTAGAAATAAAGGATACAGACCAAGAGCTAATGACTAAGTTCTTTGAAACTAAAGAAGCCATCAACAATAAAGTGATGGGACAGTGGAGAGAAGCTAAAGAAAAGAATGCTAAACTTGGAGACTTAAATGACTTCGGTGACGTTCTTTCTGCTACAGGATAGGTTATGTTTAGCCCTATCTTAATGAAAGTACAGGGATTACTAGATCGTGCCACTAAAGAAGGCATTGATCTAGACCCCCAACTTTTAGAAAACTTTAAAAATGACTGTGGGAATGCCCTAGTTAAGCAATTGTCTCGTGGCAAGAGCGATTACTCTTTACGTATGAGTGGCTTGGGCAGACCTATGTGTCAACAGTGGCATGATAAAAATGGATCTCCTAAAGAGGTGCAGTATAATTCCATCATGCGTTTTTTATTTGGAGATATAATAGAGGCTATCTCTATGGTAGTTTTAAAATCTGCTGGAGTAAATATAGAATCCGAACAAGAGAGAGTTAAATTAGATTTAGATGTGTGTGAACTTAATGGTACACTAGATGTTGTCATAGATGGCAAAGTGTGGGATATAAAATCAGCATCCCCCTATGCTTTTTCTAAGAAGTTTGGTGGAGAGTTCGGTGGGTACAATAAAGTAAAAGAAGATGACACCTTTGGATATATCATGCAAGCACACCTGTACAGCAAAGCAAAGAACATGCCTTTTGGTGGGTGGATTGTTGTAGACAAAGCTTCTGGTGAATGGGCTGTTTGTGAAGCACCAGACCAACAAGAAGAAGATTGTGCAGAGCAGATAGCAAAAGCTAAAAAGACTGCTAAAATAATGTTGGCAGATAAACCGTTGAAGAAAGAATTTAAAGATAAAGAAGAAACTTTCCGTGTACAAAGCGGGCCAAGGAAAGGTGAGATAGTTGCTACAGGAAACAGAGTAATGCACTCCGTGTGTGGTTTCTGTGATTATAGAGCCCAGTGTTGGCCTGACTCACAGTTGCACAAGAAAGTAGGAACACAAGCAACCCAACGACCATTTGTTTGGTATACAAAATTAAAGAAAAGAGAGATTGTGTTGTGATATACTTGTCTACAGAAATAACCATAGGAGATAGTTATGTAAATGAAAGTGTATACTTTGCCTACCAAGAATGTGATAAACTTTTTGGTGGGGATAGTATCATAAAAGAATTACGTAACAGACCCAATGGTATACCCATAAGAATGTCACAGACATTTGACCTAGACGAGCCTTGGGGTGATGACAGGCTTGAAGAACATATGGAGAAAATAGATTATGATTTAGATATATTAGCTATAAAAGCAAAGAAACGAGATAGTTTAGTAGTTTTACACTGGACAGGAATAGAAGAACACCGTAGCATTCTAAAACAGAGTGCACCTAAAACTTTTACGTATTTTAATGATAAGTTTGAGGAAATAATATTTAAAAACTTGCCGAGGGTATAATGGTACTAAGACATCACGGCTACCGATCAGACTTTGAGTTGTCTATCGCTGTAGCTTTCAATAGAAATAATATAAAATTTAAATATGAATCGGAGAAAATAGATTATGTTAGGCATTCTACTTATAATCCTGACTTTACTATAGATGGTAAAGATTTCCTTATAGAGGCAAAAGGTCTTTTCTCTACAGCAGACAGAGGTAAACACCTGTTGATTAAGAAACAACACCCAGAAATTGATTTAAGATTTTTGTTTATGAGAGCAAGTAATAAACTTTATAAGGGTTCTAAAACTACATATGCTGGGTGGTGTGAACGGTACGGTTTTAAATGGTGCGAAGGATTTTTACCACAAGAGTGGTTGGATGAATAGGGAAGATTTAAAAGGTTACAGAGATAGACTTCCCTCGGGCATGTATGTTATACTGCTTAAACCTGATGGGGAGGATGGGGTTAGCCTTGCTGTAATAGACACACACAATGTTGGCGATAATCATGTAGATCTATCTTATATTCTTTCTAGGGGTGTGTTGTCTCTATTGGCCAATGATATGGATATGATAAAGGAAAGAGGGCAAAGTGTTATATTGGAGGAAATGAGAGACGAAACTAAACTTCCTATAATTGATAGTCTTATGGACAGGACAGAACCTACCGCACGTATACAAAAAGATAATATTGTGTCTATATTTGGAGATGATGATGATCAGCAGTAGTTCAAAAAGAAAGAAAAAAGAATTTAATAGCCACAGTGATATGATTAAGCAATCTGTAAAAGGAAAAGATAGGCAGGTAGGTGGTGA